CGGGACTACGTTCCTGTCCAGGAGAGTTTCCGGGAGACGGAGATTCCTCTCGAGGAGGGAGTTATCCCTCTGGTTGAGAAGGCAGTCCGTCCTGACGGGACAATTCCGGTTCGGGTTGTAAAGCCCGGATGGGGTAATTCAGGCTACTACGACGCAGCCCTCCTGAAGCGAGAAGCTAACAAGGCATTCCCGCCAGGAACCAAGATGTACTGGGACCATCCGACAGAGCGTGAGGAGCGGGAACGCCCTGAGCGTTCACTTCGGGACTTGGCAGCTGAGACTATTGGGCCTCCTGTGTACCAGGAGAATGGGCCAGTCGGTCCTGGTGTCTACACCAATGCTAAGGTGTTCGGTGCATACCGGGATGCAATTGACGAACTCGCACCGCACATCGGTGTGAGCCTTCGTGCCTACGGCAAAGCTAAGCATGGAGAAAGGGAGGGACGAAAAGGACCGATTGTCGAAAGCTTCCTCGGGCCGGCAGCTTCCGTCGACTTCGTAACCACTGCAGGGGCAGGAGGCGAAGTCCTCAGTCTGTTCGAGGCCAAACGCGGACGGAATTTCAACCCTATCCAGGAGGAAGACGACGAAGTGAGTCAGGAGCAGTTGCAGGAAGCGCAGCGGCTCCAGCAGGAGGCCGAAGCGAAGGCGGAGGCTGAGTCCAAGAAGACTCGGCGACTGCAGGAGCACCTGGCTATCCGCGATGCAAGGGACCACGCGACGGAGCTGTTTGCCTCTGACAAGGCGAAGGGGCTTCCGGAGGTCACGCGCACTCGCCTGCTGGAGTCGGTTGCCGACCACGTTACGCTTACGGATGCAGGCGAGCTGGATGTCGCCAAGTTCGAGGAAGCGTTCGGCAAGGTTGTCCAAGACGAACTCACCTATATCAAGGCGCTGACCGGAAGTACCGGACGGCGCACAGGAACACCGCGCGGGATGGGAACATCACTCAGCGAGGGGTTCCGAACGACAGCTGCAGCCTCCGATGAGGGTGGCGACGATGGTGACATCGATGCCAAGCTTGAGGAAGGCTTCAAGCGTCTCGGCCTTTCCGAATCTGCAGCCAAGCATGCTGCGGTGGGGAGGAACTAACCGATGGCTGGTAACCAGATTTACGATGATGCGGTTTCGCTGAGCCTGCCCGTTCCAGTCGGCGCAGTTTCAGGCGACCCAGTTGTCGTGGGGAAGATGCCTGGTGTTCTGCTCACTGACCGTGATGCGGTAACACTTGAGGCGACGGTGTTCATGGGAGGAGCCTTCACCCTCTCAGTCATCGGTCAGAATGATGCCGGGAACTCTGCAGTTGCTATCGGCGACGCGTTGTTCTACGACGGAACGAACATCGACAAGAAGGAATCGGGCGAGTTCTTCGGCTGGGCTCTCGGAGCCGTCAATGCCGGTGCAACTACGGCGATTCCGGTCAAGATTGCTTCGGCAGGTGATGCACGCACAGCGGGTGTCATTCCAGCCGGGTCAATCGGCAAGGCTGAACTTGCCGGCGGATTCCTGAAGGTTGCTCTTGCTGCAGGTACTGCCGCTGCGACAGATGTCGCAGTTGCTGGCATTGCAGTCGGGGACGAACTCGTGTTCGTCGGGGCCTTCGCAACGGCGGCAGCCATCGCAACGCTTGCCGACCGTACTTCCGAGTACGCCATTATAGCCGGCAACCTGGATAAGGCTGCAGGCACAGATGAGACGAACAACCAGCTCGTCATCATCTACCTCGACCTGACGTAAGGGGTGATGAGAGATGCCGAACGGTAGCTGGGACCAGCTGGCGCTCGAGGAATCGCTCGACGCCGACAGCCGAAGGGTCCAGGAAATCTTCAATCGCGACGGCGGTGGTGACGGAATGCGCACCAACATCCTCCGGCGCGACCCGAACTACAAGCTCAAGCTCCTTGAGGCAATGACGCTCGTTGAGCGTGTTGCCCGAGGTGAGAGGCGTGGTATTCTCCTCTTTGAGGAGGCCATGACTTCTAGTGACTTCCCGCTCCTGTTTGGTGACATCCTGGAGCGTGAGACACTAGCCATCTACCGCCAGATTCCATCCAACTGGGACCGGCTCATTCAGACCCGGGAGGTTAACTCCTTCCGGCTCCAGCAGGTTCGGTACCCACTCTCCGGGACCCAGTCTCAGCTCGCTCGTGTTGAGGAGCGGGAAGAGTATCCGGAGGCCAGCCTCTCTGAGACCGCACCGTTCACGTACCGCGTGTACAAGTACGGACGGCGGTTTGCCATGAGCTGGGAAACCTTCATCAACGATGAGCAGGGTGAGTTCTTGGACCTCCCGGGACTGCTGGCCTTGGCGGCCCGCCGAACCGAGATGTACCAGGCACTGGCTCTCTTCCTGGATGCGAACGGGCCGCATGCCTCCGCATTCACAGCCGGAAACACCAACATCATCAACATTGCTAACGGGGCAATTGCGGACAATCCGCCGCTTGCCCTTGCCGGTCTCCAGGATGGACTCCTTGTCCTGGGGAACCAGGTCGACGAGTATGGCGAGCCGATTGCATTCGACATCGTCTACCTCGTGGTCCCGCCGGCGCTGGAAATCACGGCTCGGAACATCCTGAATGCTACCGAGCTGGAGATTGGCCTCGTTGGCCAGGGGTCCAACGCAGCAGCTCTCACCGAGAACCGCATTCGGACCCTGAACTGGATGAAGAACCGCGTCCAGCTGGAGGTCATGCCTCACATCCCGCTTGTCGCAACAGCGGCTAACGGGAACACTTCATGGTTCCTGTTCGGTTCGGTTCAGGCAGAAGCGCAGGGGACTGCACGACAGTTCGGTCGTCTGGCCTTCCTCCGTGGACGCCGTGAGCCGGAAATCTTCATGAAGGCCAGCAACGCTGTCCGCGTGGGCGGCGGTCCTGCTGGACCTGAGGAAGGTGACTTCGACACCGATTCCCGTCAATGGAAGGTTCGACATGTTCTCGGGGCAACTCGTATCGACCCCCGAGCTGCCGTTTCCTCCAACGGGTCCGGTTCCTAAGGAGGACAGCATGGCGCCGAAGAAGCGCGATACCTGGTGGGGACTTTTCACCCCAGGTAGCGAGAAGGCAATTGTCCTCATGGCCGATGGAGATGCTGCTCAGCAACTCCGAAAGACCAAGTATCCTGGTGGTGTAGTTCGACCCGTTCAGGTTAGCGTACCTACGGCACCGGACGACATCAGGGCCCAGTTGGGTCTCCCCGAAGCTGCACCTGAGGAGACCTAAAGGGGAAGGAAAGCCTGGGGCTGGACGAGTGCGGTCGTTACAGCCCCAGGGACCTTCCCCCCTAGGAACAGACCATGACGTGGTCCTACGACGTTGCACTTGACTCCGGCAAGGTTCGTGTCCTTGCTCGAGAATCTACGCAGGCAACTTCTGTCTTCCAGGATGAGGAAATCGATGCCTTCCTCGGCCTGGAAGCCAATGATGTCTTCAACGCAGCTGCGCTTGCGCTGGATACCATTGCTTCGAACGAAGTCCTGCTTCAGAAGAAGATTGAGCTGACCGGGATTACGACAGATGGTCCGGCAGTTGCAGCCTCACTTCGTGCCTCTGCCCAGGTCCTTCGACTGCGCAGTGCTGCATTGGCCGGTAGCGGAACAGATGATGATGCACTGTTCGGGTGGGATTGGGCTGAACAAGGCCTGACTGACTTTAACAGGTGGGAGCGCATGTATCACGAGTGGCTAAGGGACGTCAATGCCTAGTACCATTGAGCGTATCCGAGAGGCCCTTGCTCCGACAGTTGTTAGTCTAACTAATGACTTCTACCCCAACCTGGTGTCCTTTAAGCGCCGGGTAAACAACTCGCTTCCTTCAGGGGCTCCCACCTACTCATGGGATTACGATACCGCTTTGGGGCACCTTCGGGCGCTCATTCTTCCGGCAACACAATACCTCGAACAGACTGCCGCAGCTGGGTTCGGTGGCGGGACCAGAGGTCTGACCATTATAAGCGGAGACTTCATCGTCTCACTTGGGTCATACCATGGGACAATTGACACGTCCATGAAGATGGAAGACCATGCCGATGGCGTCGAGTACGATGTGGTCGGTACTCAGACTGACCCGCTTCGCCTGGCGATGCAGGTCCAGGTTCGTCGTACAGACCCGAATGCTGACCACTGATGACTACTTCAGGGGTTACCATCATCGGGCTCCCGGAGCTAAAGGGACAGCTCAACCAACTAACGGCTGATATGCAAGGTCCAGTTGTCGAAGCTGCTGTCATGGCTGGAGCCCTTCCAATCCAGAATCGTTGGAAGGAGCTTACTCCCTTCTTAACCGGAACGTATCGGCGGTCAATTCACACGGAAGCTGAGAGAGATGCCGAGGGTGCGTGGGCTGTTGTTGGAACAGATATCACCGACCCGCCTTACCCTGTCTACCTCGAGTTCGGAACCGCTCACATGGGGGCGCAGCCCTCTATGCGCCCAGCCTATGACGAGATGCAGGGTGCTGCAGTTCAGGAAGTAACTGATGTCCTGAACGAGTTGCTCGTTCGTTATGGGGGCAAATAATGTATCTGCTGGTACAGGGCATTCAGACCGAGTTTGCGAACTTGTTCCCTGGCGGGGTAATCCCCAAGAAGCTTGGGGAGAGTCCGACGCTTCCTGCAATGACATACCAACTTATCTCCTCCCCCAATGAGGATGTCACCATGAACGGGCCTTCCGGCCTAGTTCTAAACGAACGGTGGCAGTTCACTATCTGGGCGAAGACTTACGATGAAGTCGTCCAGCTTTCTGATGTCTTCCGCGTACGCGTTAACGGCATCAAGGGGTACTGGGGTTCAGTTGCCGTAGTGACTCGGAAGGATGATGAGCGCGACGACCGGGACGAAAAGACCGGACTAGAACGGCGCGACATCGACGTCTTCGTAACGTACAACAGATGAGCAACAGGAGGAGGCGGCGGATGACTGAACCAGACCAGAGTGTCTCGGAACCGGAGGTTGTAGCAGAGGCTTCTGCTGCACCCGAACCAGAAGCTGCAGTTACACCGGAGCCGCAGGTTGTACCGGAACCAGAGCCCGAGCCTGCGCCTGAGTACGGACAGTACCATGTGGGTTTCTGGAATGCACTTCCGAACTACGGATGCCCACATTGTGGATTCTTCACCATTGACGGTACTGCTGAGATGCAGAAGCACATCGACAAGGTGCATCCTGGAGCACCAGAAGCGACCAAGGTAGAACTCTTCCACCCAACGTTCCTTGGTCCTGATGGGAAACCCCTAAGAATGGAGGAATGAAAAGTTGGCACGAACTGTAGTAGCACCCCAGAGCATCCTTGGTCCGTATCCGACATTGCCGGTTACGGCCAATGCGCTCGACATTGCCTTTACGGCTCCAGCAGTTGCGGCAGATGGGATTTCGTTCCCGCTAACGGGACATGAGGTTCTTCTTGCACGCAACGTAGCAGTGGGGGCACAAACCATCACCATCCAGTCTGCACCTGATAGTCGGGGTCGGTCAGGCGACATCACAACATACTCCATTGGAGCCGGAGAGTTTATTGCATTCGATGCAAGGGCCCAGGAGGGTTGGCGCCAGTCAGACGGCAGCTTCTATGCCGTTATGTCAACAGTAGACGTCGAAGTCGCAATCCTTCGACTGTCGAACTAAGGGAGGAACGGAACCTTGGCAACTGCTGCCTTCGGGACACTTATGCAAATCGGCGATGGTGCAGGCCCGGAGAACTTCACGACCATCGCCGAAGTTAAGGACATCACTCCTCCACCGCTGACCCGAGACACGGTTGATGTGACCCACCACACGTCAGCGGGTGGCTGGGAGCAGGTTGTTGCAACCATCAAGCGCTCAGGAGTCCTGACGTTCGAAGCCAACTGGATTCCGAGCCACGCAACGCAGTCCTTTGCTGCGGGCTTGGGCCTCGACTTCAACAACGGAACCCTTCGCAACTTCAAGATAGTGTTCCCTACCGGAAACAGCTGGATTCTTCCGGGGCTCGTCGTGGGGTTTAACCCCGCAGCGACTGTTGGTGGTGTTCTTGGCCTAAGCATCTCCATCAAGGTTTCTGGCCAGCCGACCCTGGCATAAGGGTAGAAAGGAAAGCAGGTACCGCACATGTCTGCTACCAAGACGCCGCCTCCCGAGAAGAAGTCCGTGGTTCGGATTCTCAGCCGCGATGCTATCCTGGGTGCCCAGGACGTTGTTACGGAAGTCGTTGACATCCCTGAATGGGGAGGTCAGGTGTACGTCCGTGGGCTTACTGGCACTGAGCGCGACCGGTTCGAGTCATCCATTACGGACCAGTCTGACCCAAAGAGGGCGAAGGTAAACCTTCGGAACTTCCGTGCCAAGCTGGTTGTTCTCTCTACTTACGATGCTGACGGGAACCGCCTCTTTGCAGAGGCAGACCTCCTAGCACTCGGACAGAAGAGCGCAGCTGCCCTCCAACGAATCTTCAAGGTTGCCCAGCGCCTGTCAGGAATGTCAGATGAAGATGTTGAGGAACTGGCCGGAGGTTTAAAAGACGACCAGAGCGGCGGTTTTGGTTCCGACTAGCTCTGGCTCTCGGACACCCATCCGTCGCTGCTACACTAGAGGCAATAAACTCGCGGGAGTTCGCTGAATGGGTCGAGTTCGACAAGCTGGAACCAATTGATGGGCCAGCGCGCATCGAACGGATGCTTGCCGAACACATGGCTCTGACTGCCAACTTGAACAGGCGGCGTGAACTTGACCCGTTCTACACCGCCAAGGACTTTCTGCCCAGGTGGGACTGGGAGCCGATGTCCCCTGAGAACCAGTTCGAATTGGTTGTAGCCCTTAATGCTGCCTTCGGCGGACGTGACCTGCGTCCCAAGGATGAGGACCCGATAAACTAAGATGGGCTCCGGAGGTACCCTCAAGTCGCTGCTCATACGCATCGGAATGGATACTTCCGGTGTTGCTAAAGGTGTGCAGCAAACCCAGGGGATGCTTAGCGGCATAACAGGCACAGGACAGCAGGTCAACCAGGTCTTTGGTCCGCAGTTCCGTTCAGCCGTTACCGGGGCTATTAATTCCGCTGTACAGTTCGAAGACCAACTTCGGACCATTAACACCGTAGCAGGTCTTAGCGATGATGCCCTTGGCAAGGTCGGAGATGACATTCAGCAACTAGCCCGTGACACCGGGAAGAGTACTGACGACCTAACCCAGGGATTCTATGACCTCGTCTCTGCAGGTATTCCCGTCGAAAAGGCGATTAGCACACTCCGCGAGTCTGCCAAGTTTGCAACTGGCGGCTTGGGCTCCGTTGGTGAGTCAGTCGACCTGGTTACGTCAGTCCTCAATGCCTATGGCATGTCGGCTGATAATGCGGGTAAGGTTACAGACGTCTTTGCCAAGGCCGTTGCAGACGGCAAGGTAACCGTCTCTGAGCTTGGTGGCTCCATAGCCCAGATTGCTCCTATTGCTGCAAGTGCGGGCGTCTCTATGGAAGAGGTGTCTGCGGCCTTCGGTATCATGACAGCAAAGGGTGAACCGGCTCGTAGCGTTGCGACCAAGATGCGGGCTGCAATTTCGGCCCTCTTGGTTCCCAACGAAGCCCTGAACAAGATTCAGGAACAGACCGGGATTAACTTTGCGGCACTGATGAAGGCCGAAGGTGTGTCGGTTGCACTCGATACCTTGCTTCGGTCTGTCAATGGAGACACTGAAGCCTTCGGTAAGGCTGTCGGGTCAGTTGATGCATACCAGTTCGCCCTTGCGTCTACCGGGGAAAATGCTGCAGCGTTCGCTGCTCAGGTTGTGGAAACCCAGGGCGTCGTGGGGCTTGCAACGGCCCAGTACGAGGAGAAGTCCAAGTCTACTCTGGAACAGGGACGCCGGTTCCAGGCCTGGATTCAGACTATGCTCCAGGACGTTGGGTCCCTAGGTATGTCCTTCGGACCGCTCATTATGGGCATTCAGGCTCTCGGACCAGCGTTCGATGTAGCACTCGGGGCGGGCAAGGGTCTGTTCGGGTTATTCAGGCGCGGATTTGTTAGCCTTGCCGCAGCAGTTCCGGGGCTCATGAGTGGTGTTGTTACCAAGATAACAGCTACACTGGCAGGCTCCTCAGTTGCCCAAGGTCTGGTTTCCTCACTTACCGGAAGCCGTGCTGCCGGCGCAGTGCAGTCTGCTGGGTCAGTACTCGGCGGAAGGTTCGGACTGGCCTTTAAGGTTGCGGCTATTGCTGGGATTGCACTCTTGTGGGTAGAGGTCTGGAACCAGTGGAATAAATTCCAGACAACGGTCTCCGATGCACAGGCCAAGCTTCAGACGCAGGCAACGGGTGCGCTAACGCAGTCCGGGTCAGAAGCGATTGCTAACATGGAAAAGCTTACCGGGCACCTGCACGACATTGAGGGGTTCGACCGGATACTTGCCGATACCTTTGGTGGACAGCAGGAGGTTGAGGGTCTTCGTAACCTGGCCCTGGCCATCAAGAATGAGGCACAACTAACTGCGCCGCAGATTGCAAAGGCCTTGGACCTTCTGACCCTTGCTTCCCAGGAAGCTTTGGCTCGCGGTAATACTACCATTGCGGCAGAGATTGATGCCGTAGCGACTGACCTTAAGACCAGAACACCGGCTATCGCCGAAGCAGTAAACGCAGCTTACGGCTCGCTACCGTCCGAACCCCCGAAGATTCCGACTATCGAGGTTCCTGCCGGAGATATAATCAAGGTCAAGGAGGACAATACACTTCGGTCTACGCTGGGCCGAATGGCTACAGGTGCCGGCAGGTATATGGTAAACCGCCTGGCGAAGGAAGTCGGCGAAATCGGTCCCTCTCTTCGCGATGCAGTTAGGTCGGCTAGGGACGAAGTCCAGCAGGCTATGCAGGACCTTCGGTGGGCGATAGAGCACCCGATGAAGCGCGCTAAGCAGATTGCCTGGCTTGAGGGGAAGTTAACTGGGCAAAACCTGGCACGTGCCTTGGGCTCCCAAAAGCAGTCTGTTCACGAAGAAGGAATTCGGACTCAGGCACTCATCATCCAGGAGTGGGAAGCCCTTGCAGGGAAGTCCTGGGACTACGGACAATCCGTTGCAACGAACCTTGCACGTGGTATTAAGAACAAGAAGCGTGAGCCAATTAATGCAGCTCGCGACACGAAGAAGGCTGCTACAGACCAGCTTGCCAGCGCAGCAGATGCTGCTACAACGGCCGGCCAGAATACTGCTAGCGGATTCGCCGCAGGGATTCTCTCGAACATCGGAAGCGTCATCTCAGCAGCGCAGAGAATAGCCCAAGCGATTGCTGACAATACGAAGCCCGGAAGCCCAACGAAGTCAGGTCCTCTGTCGAAGGATGGGGGCATCGAGCGCTGGGCCCGCAAGCACGTTCAGCTGTTTAACAAGGGCCTCGGCGAAGAGCCCGTCGACCCGGGTGCAATCTTCCGACGAGTTGGACAAGGTCCAGGTGACCGACAGAGAACCTTTGCTCCTCCCCCAGGGGGAAACGGCCGAGGTGGGGGAGATGAGGTTCATATTCACGTTGGGACACTGATTGCAGACGACCGAGGCCTCGATGAACTTCAGCGTCGAATCGAGCGCCGCCGCAAGATGCGCAGCCGGGGTGCTATGCGCTACGGAGACACTAACTAATGTCCCTATGTACTGTCTGT